AAGGAAACCTCTTAAATTGTTTTGAGAAGCAGGTTCCTCTGATTCTATTTGAATGTCTACGTTAAAACTTACTGACTCTGCTACTTTATTAGATATCCATAATTGCGTCTTAACATCGTAATCTATAGGAAGAGGTTCATATAGTTTGATTAAAAGGTAAGATCCTTCATTATCGGTTGTGTACGCTACGTTTGTTGCAATGATCAATTCATTGTTTCCAAAGTTAAGATAGAAATCAGCGTAGTAATTTTTGCTAGCAACGTAAGATTGATACGCACTAAATCCGCTCAAGATACCGCTATCGCTTATGGTTTGAGATGCTAATTTAATCTCGGTTCTAGAGTTAGAAATTTCTTTGATCCAATAAAACTTTCCGTATTGAGAATTAAATAGATTGGTTAAAAAGCTGTATTGAATATTTAAAGCACCTCTATTATACCCAGATCTTTGTAAATCATTTTTAGGATCTAAAGAGATACTAGAATATAAATTGGTCTGAGAATCCGCAGTTAAATTCGGATAATAATCTAAAGCATTATAATTGGACTGTAATAACTGACCAGTAATATCGTAAATAAACGATTCTATGTAATCGTTAGTATTACCGAATTGAGCATTTATAAAATTAGACGTAAGTAATTGTACGTCTTGATTCAAATAGGTTTGCTCTTGTACTCCAGGCCCAGTGTATGTTATATTAACTAATTCCATTATACTATATTGCTTATATTAAGGTACGTTTGACTTAAATCCAAAATTTGTTGTCTTAAAGAATTAATCTCTTCTATCAGTGCTTGCTTCTCAGCGTCTATTACAGATCCTCCAATATATTGTTGGCTTCTTTGAACTAGATACGTGTGAGAATTTATAGATCCTGATACGGGGATGTCGAAGAATAGTTGATCGTAGTAACTAAAAAAATCGCTAACGGTTACAACACTTGCAGTTACAGCGAGAGTGGGAGATATTAATTCCGTAAAATTAGTATCTATAGCCTTATTGTAAGTGTTTATTCCGTAAACTTGTTTTATTAAATCAACGTTTGCCATTATCTTGTTATTTTGAAGATAGAGTTATTGTCTATTTCTATTGACTCTCCGTCAGGTAATACTGTTTTCAACAATAATTTATAATATCTTTCTGGTTCTAGTCCATTCATGTATACATCGAAATAACTGCTTGTACCATCGCAACTTACTTTAGTATAGTTGTTGTCAAAATCTACAACGATGTCTTCAGCCTTAACATCCTGAATTGCCCAATAAGATTGTTGAGGTAAAGCTTTATTGGTAAGGTACACAGAAGAGGTTGTGAAAGTTCTTGCTGGATAGGTATCTCTAGCGTTCACTCTAAATCTATATTTTCCCGTATTGGCTTTAAAGCTTCCTACGTTATTATCAAGAGAGGCGATAAATTGATTATTAGATATAACGCTCAAGCTTCCCGTGGTATAAGCACTATCGTCCCATTTCATTTCTAATGTAGGAGGATATATGGTATGAGTATCTACAGAGAAAAAATTCAATACTATATAACTACCAGAATCATTTTCTATTGCGGTTGGATGCTTAACAATAAATCCGTTATTATAAATAGATCCACTAAACCAACTATTTACTAGACTCGTTACATTTGCGTTTATGTCTTTGCTATCCTTATAAGAAAATGATTGAGTTGCATAAGAGCCTGTAAAGTTGCCGCCGCCTGGGGTTAGATAGTAAGAGCTATCTATCCATAGATTTGTAGTTCCAGTAAAACTAGTTGGACTTTCCCAAGAGGCCCCGTTAACCGTTACAGGATAGTCTGAAAATTTACCTGTGCCCATTTCCCAAGAAGAAGAGACTTGTCTAATTTCAAGACTATACGTAGTTGTTAAATTTTCAGCGTTAGCTAAATATAGTTTTAATCCTGCGCTCCAAGATCCAGTAGTAAAAGATTTTATTGTTTGGATATCAGCATCCGTAAAAGATATTAAAGATCTTCTTAAATCGTCGTTTAATATCGGAGTATTCGGTTGGGGTTCGTATAGGTTTACTGCTACGTTAATTCCATTTTTTACGGAAACCTCTAATATCTCGTCCAATCCAGTGTTTTGAGTTGGAAATCTAGAGTATAGAGAGGTGTCAGCTGTAGGAAATATTTTATATACTGCCATTGTTGTTTAGTTTAAAAAGATACTACGCGACCTTGAATGTCCGAAGTTGGGTATTTTACTTCGAATACAGAAGGATCTAGTGAAGGATATATTACGTTGTTTAATGAGCCGGCTGAAATATCATAACCGTATTGAGAATAACCATTGTTAACTCCAGACTTATTTACAATTTCTACTTTTTTAACAGTTTGAACTCCACTAACTTGATCTAGTATACTGTATACTTCTGATAAAATAATGGGTTGATTCACCTGCCAATTGTCAATGTTGAAGTAATCTTGTAATGACAATAAACATCTTGCAATAACGTCTTGACCATTAAAATTAGGTCTAATAATAACATCGAAATTACATCCAATATTAATTATATAAGCGCTCTTAATATTAACAGCGTCTGTCAACATTCTGTATTCGCTCAACCAATTCTGTACGTTTTGCATTAAAGCTGCGGATGGAACTGCTAAGTTATTGTTGCTATCAAGACCCAAAATATACATGCTGATTAGCATAGAGTCTCTTTCTGCTATATCTGATGCCATGTAGTTTTTAAAAGTAGCGTCGTCTTTTGTTACATACGCTTTACTAACTTTTCCAAATTTAGAAGGCATACTTAGAGTTCTAGCCAAATAATCCTCTTGAGTAACCGCTCTTAATTGACTTGGATATTCAGCCGAAATATTCAATCTTAATTGTTCTACTGTATCTCCATCGCCACCACCAACTGCCGGATTAGCATTATTGGTAGCTATAGTATTTTGATACGTTAATTTGTTTGCTAAATTACTTACGCTTGTCGCGATAGGAATTGTTAATTGATTCGACATCGCATTTGAAGCTGCTCCTCCTCCCACTAAATACTGCACTGTTAAGGTTACATTTTGTGGAGCCAATCCGTAGGTTTGTGTAGTTACGAAGTTTGTAGGATCGTAAGCAGTATTCAATAAAGTAAGACCGTTAGAGTTACCTATACTTACGTTATTTGGATTTGGAATGATTGCGGAATCTGCTTGAGAATTAATTCCTGAACCGAATTCAATTTGTAATGAGTTATCTGATTTGAATCTTGTTACAAATCTTCTTGGAACTTGTAATTTTTGAATCATGTAAGGAACTTGATTCGATTGTTGATACAAAGTAGGATAATTAGTTGCTGTATTTTGTACAGGATTTAGTATATAGTCTTGAGCTAAATAAGGAACTTCATACCAAGTGTAACCGTTACTATCCGTAATAGATAGTATATTAATGATATTAGAATCTTGTAAATTAATAGTAGCAAATCTTTGTCCAGTTCCAAAAGAAAAAGACTGATTCTTAACTTGACCAGAAATGGCTTGAGCTTTCTTTTGAATTAAATAGCTTTGAGGTACGTTACTTGCATTAATTGTATACACAGAAACATTAGTAGGATCTAAAGAAGACGAAGTATTAAAATCTACTTTGTTTGGGCAATAGAATACAATTGAATTATCTATGTTCGATTTTACTTGCATTCCTGAGGCCACAGTTAGTGCGTAAGACCAATCGGGAATTTGACTTCCAGAGACTGTTACTGCGGGAATTTGCATGTATACATCTAGATCTGTTATAGCTGCGCTTGTTACTTTTGGGCGATATCCCATCATGTAAGCAAGGGTGTATAAATTATTTTTTTGTTTTGCGTATTGTAAGAAAGTTTCTTGTAATTGGTTGTCCAAATAGAAAGATAAAACGTCACCAACATAAGAAGCCATTTCAATAAACATAGAACCAGGACTAGGCTGACTAAAGTCATTGTAAGCAGTTGGATAATACGATTTAGCATATTCAATCAAGTCAGATTTGAAGCTGGTAAAGTCTTTATTTAGATATTTTACGTCTATCTGATTAGGCATTTTTAAACGTTTTGTATTTGAATTGAAACAGCATCTGTCTCACTAGTGTTAATTAAGGTATAACTAAATTTTATCTTTATCGAATTTCTACCAGGATCTCCTGAAACTTCTATTTGGGCTACTTTTACATTTTGAAAATTAGCTTCTACTTGACTTATGATGGATTGCTTTAGCTCATCCAGTGTTGTCGAGGTAATTTGTTGAAACAGTCTCGATCTTAAACCTGCTCCAAAAGTAGGATTAAAAGGCCTCTCTCTTCTGTCAGTGAGTAAGAAGTTAATTAGGTTATACTTAGTTTGCTCCTTAGTTGTATACACAGATTGAAACGCCGTCTTTGCAGAAAAGGGTATTTTAACTCCTATTCCTGTAGAAGGTCTCAAATCAAGCGGTGATATTTGTCTTAATCCGTATGCCATTATATTTGTCCTTTAGCCAACATTTTACTCATTAACGCCGAAAAGTCAGGCACTTCGTTTATTTGTACCATGCTTGGATCGGAACTTGCTCTTGCTGTAGCCAACATACCGTTTACGTCTCCAACTGCTACTTGTTTAGGTTGAAAAAGATCCATTGGATTAGCCATTCCCATGCCTTCCGCTAAGTTATCAGTACTGTAAGAAGCAAACTCATCGTTGTCTTGGGCCATTCCAACCGCAGTCTCGTTTAACAGACTTGCCATAGGATTGCTTGATGCAAAGCTTGGTTTTGGTCTAACGGGCTGTGTGTTTAGAGTCAATGGGACAGCTTTTTTGGCTACTATTGATTCTTTTATAACCGGCTTTTCTACGTTAGAGGATGCGATCTCCTTAATAATGGAGGGCATTTCTTGACGGATGGCTTTAACCACCTCTTCTCTTATCAATTTTCTAAGTAAATCTACTTTTGCCATATCTTATAAATATTAATTTTTAAAAGTTCTATAATTTAACGTTCAGATTTCATAGTGCCTAAATCCGTGGCAAGTTGTTGTGACTGTTGGGCCATAGTCTTTCTCATTCTTTCTCTTAATTTTTTACCTCCAGAAAGCTTGTTCACAAATGCATTAAGTCCTAATCCTGAAGCCTCGTTCTCGTTATCGGGACTGTCTAATCCATCATTCAAATTTGGCATGGTTAAACCGTCTATTGAGATATTATCGTCCTCTAAGAAGTTTAAAGACTCTTCCATTGTTTGCATATCTTGAGGTGGCATGCTGGAATAAGAACTTTTAACCAGTCCTTTTGACATTAGAAGTTGCTTTACTTCATTTATTATAATAGCATCTAAAGTAGCGTAAGTTGGAGTGGATTGTAAAGCAACATTTCCATTTTTATCTATGGCCACTCCGTATCTTCTTTTTATTCTAAAGGCGGTATCCGTAGTTTCCTCTACAATAATAGCGATATTGTATTCACCAAACATGCTATTTCTAGTATTCTTTTTATTTTCGTAATCGTCTAAGAATTTTTTAAGAGACGCTTTTTCATTTACTAATTGATCCCTTGTATTTTGTAGGTCTATAACTATTTGAGGATCTACATTATTGCAATTCTCTAAATTAAGTAATAAAATATTGATTTTATCTATAATATATTGAATATCTATAACAAGCATCCTTTTCCCTTC